GAACACCCCCACATATGGGGTAATACCCCTCATAAGGCTTTCCGGCACATCCGCACTTTCGTAAGTACGATTTATACCATTTTCACTATGAGAGATTTGTCCTTCCGCACCCCTTTTGTTATAGAGGTAGACCGCTATTTCAACTTGTTTAGTTTCATAACGAGTCGGAACCTCTGTAACCGTTGGGTCATAGGGATATGCTCTGTCGAGTATCTTTTGTGCGGAAATGGATAGGAGCGTGAGTAGCATCGCATCCTCATCCGTTCCGCTTACGCCAAGCAAACTTTTTAACTGTTCGAGTTTTGAGTTTATATCTGCCACTCACATCACCCCCTTAATGTGTTAATTGTTCTATCATTTCTATTTTAGTAGAATACTTTTTAATATCTATGCCTTGCTTCTTAGCATATGCTCTTAGCTCATCGTATTTCATTTCGGATAAATCTATCGCTGGAGCTTCATTTTGAACTTCATTAATTTCCTCGCTTATTGACATTTTATGCCGCCTAAGCATCATTCCCATAAGGGTTCACCCCCTTACTGACCTTCCACCGTAGTAATTTTAATCGCCTTAGAAGCATCATAAAGATATGCTACATAATGTTTGTCAACTGTCATTACGGTAGACTTATTGATGATGTCTCTATCTGTTTCAAGTAAAGTATCTCTCTTCATGTAAATTGCTAAAGCACCTGGTTTTACAACAAAGTTGGAATAAGTTGTATCAGGTGCTGCTCCTGTCTTTACAATCTTATTAGAAATTACAACTTGGCATCCCCATATCATACCTACAACACCGCTCATGAGAGCTTGGACACCCATATCAGTAGCTGAAATCCAATTTTCACTAGTTCGTAATTGAGCTAATTGTTCAGGAGCAATAAGTAAGACTTTATCTCCATCTAAATCTTCACCAAATTTTACAAGTGAATTGGCAATTACATCTGATGTTAATTTGCCAGTTGCCGCGTAAATCATAGGAGCTTTAATTGCATTTAAAATGGCAACTACATCGTTGTCTGTCTTACTTGCTACAGACGTACCAAGCTGACTAATAGCTTCGCCTACTGGGTCACCATACCCACTCAAGATAGCTTCATCGGTAATTTGAACGCCTTTACCAGCTTTCTTGATTGTAGCTGTTACACTGGATTCTGTAAGTTCAGCAATTGGAATGTCGGCTCCTTCTGCTACATCTGCGGCATCCCCAATATACGCATAGCTCGGAAGAGTAACGGTGCTACCGGGTCTACCCTGTAGGGTGTAATCAATTTTCGCTAAAGGTGCGAATTTCATCGCATCAATCATTTTCTTTTCAATCATAGGCGCAATAACTTCCGGGTCAATCAAACTCGCAAGTTTAGTTGCATTTACATCTAATGCCATAATTTATTCCTCCTTATTATTCTGAGAGCTGCTTAAACAACTCCGGATTCGTTTGTTTTAGTTCTGTTCTCTCTTTCCATCCCATTTTATCGAATTGTTCCTTAGTGATAGTTCCACCAACCTCACCGGCAGGGGGTTTTGGTGTGCCTTTAAGCAATTCTGCCCTAAGTGCCTTTTCAGCGGCAGTCTTTTGAGCGGCAATAAGGTCAACCATGCTTTTTGCACGAGCCTTAGTAGTTTCTTCATCTTCTGAAACTACTGCATCCAAAATTGGATTGTAGTCAGCTTCTGTCAATCCTGCTGAAACAAAAATCTCCTTTGCTCTGAGCTTTGAAAGCTCCTTCGCATAAGTGAGTTGAGCATTTGTAGCCTTATCTAATTCCGCTTTCAGCTTCTCATCGGCGGTCATTGAAGTTTCTTGTAAATCCTTCAACTCTTTCTTAACCTTTGCAAGCTCCGAAGCAGTCTTGTCGAAAACATCTTTCGTAACTGACTTCGGCAGAGTAGTAGGGTCTACAAAATTCTTATCAGCCAACGCCGCATTGATTTCGTCAATTGTCATTCCTTCTTTATACGTATCACCAAGTAAAGTTTTAATATCCATAATAACCTCCTGCGTTTTTGTAGTGCTTCTCTGCACATTATTTTGAGTTTACGGTTCTCTCCGTTATTTTGCGTTTTATAGCGTTCTCTCGCTTTAAGTAAAAAGTGCCAATCGACCTTGTAACGGGTCAACTGGCACTCTTTTGGCGCTCTGTGTTTACAGTATTTACTTCTCCACAGCGTGGACATTTGATTTCGGCTACGCCTTTAACCTTTCCGAGTAACTTACCACATTTTTTACATCGAACGTCAGTCAAGGACATCACCTCATTCCACTATGTCGAACAATGCTCTGCCGTTGTCTTGTAGGACTTGATAAATACCTTTAGCAAGCACATCGATAACCTGCTCTTCGTTTTCAATGTCAAGGTTAGCGTGTTCTGCAATACCATGTAATATCTCATGCCACAAGGTTATGCAACGTTTCTGGTGGCTTTGATTTTTCGAATGCAATTCAATAACTGAATCTTCATAGGAAATACGTCCATAACATACATTCACACCATCATTCAAGTTATCTACATCTTTGATTTCATAATCAATACCACCTATACGAATTATCTTCGGTATCTTCATCATGCTACCCCCTCTGGATTAGATTTATTATTGGATGGAGTAGAGGTCGGTTTTGCTGTCAACCACTTCTCCAAATAAGGTAATGAATCAAGATACGTCTGCTCCGGGTCGCTAAATAATCCGCTATTGGTTATTGCTATCTGAGGATGAACACCGGCTTCAAGCATATTCTGCAAGCCTTGTGTTTTGACCAATAGGTTGTCAGTTTTGTTTCGAGTAAATTTAATGTCAATGTCACTTAGCTTGAGGTCAAGTCCATGCACAACGTTAATAATTCTCAAAGCTAAACGAAGGAACATCTTTTCAGAACATTTGAATACCAATTCACTGTCCCTTGCTCTGGCTTCAGCAGCACTCCAACCATCTCTAAGAATAACAGCTTGTCCGGTATCGCCGGTTGTACGGTTAGCTCCATTCCTATCCGGCATACCACAAATAATCAATATCATCTGGTAAATATCATCTTTTGCTACTTGAACTTGAGTTTGGTTAAGCTCCTTTGAAACAATATCCACATCAGCAGGATTTCCGGGTTCGCCTTTAATTTTTATTGCTCCCATTTCTTTCAAAGCTGTAAACTGTTCCTCATCAATATCACAGTTTACGAACTTCATAAAAGCCTGTACAAATTGCTCTATTCCGTCAATACGATTGGATGCAGAATTGTTAAGAGCATCAAGTAAACTCAAAACAATTTCAAATGAACCCAATCTCGCACTATTCGCCGGATATTCTATTATGGGTATATCACCAAGGGAATGAGGTTCTTCTTTTATCACAACTCCATTTTCAACCTCAAAATAAGTGGTTGTGGTATATATACTGTACAAAATTGTTCCTTCATCAGTCCTAATATACTTAACACCCATCAGCGGCTTTTTACCAAAGCCGTTATTATATACGACAAACGCATATCGAGGGTCAAGTGTATCAATTTCAAACGGACTTTCATCAGCAACAGTATCCGGCAATATCATTCTGTATGCTGTACCACAAATATAAAACCATTCGGCTAATTCTTTATCCTTTTGTGCCTTATCTTCTGCAAACATAAATTCATTTAACTGGGTGATTTTTTCGGAAATCTCTTTATCTTCACTTCTTCGTACATACTGAATCGGTTCCCCAAAAACATATCCAGTTTTGAAAGATACAATTTCATAAGCATGATTCTCAACAATTTTATTATTGATTTCCGGTCTAATAGTTTTAACTCGCTGTAGGATAGGCTGATCACCCTTGTAATATCGATAAAGGTAATCTATTTCACTACTGTTTACCGAATGTATGGACATTGCCTTTTGAAGAACATCCACAACATTTTCACGAGTTATTTCTGATTCAGATGAATAAATAACCCTTCTACCAAACATTGTTCTGGTTTCCGTTTTAATCACCCCTTTTCTACAATAGGAATTTTATATTTCTTACAATACTCTTTTTCAATAAGACAGCCTTTGCTATTGCTGCATTCCCCAAAAACCCACATCTCATCGCACATATCTAAAAGAGTTAAACAATATGACATTCCTCGGTCATAATCTATCGACTCATACATAAATCCGAAAGCGTGAACCGGAGAAATAAAACAAATAGTAGGATAGAGGTTACTAAGTTCCGTCACGAGCGTAGCAATTTTATCAGCATTTTCTTGTTTACCACCAAATTCATGTGATATATAAACTACTTTTTCGATGCTCAAAACAGAACCCTCACTTTCTTCTCCTTCCCGCTTAATTGAATTTCCTGTAATGCATGGGAAGATGGTAACAGCATCTTCCGTATGGCATAATTTCCGTATTCTAGCCATGCTGTAGAGGAAACTACTGTAAACGGTTTGTATGATACCTTCTTATTCCTTACATCAAATAAAATCTTTTGAGGTCTACTCACGACCGGTTTATGATTGTGTCCGACAACAAGAATGTCAAGACCATCAATCGTATATCCAAATCGTTCATTACGGTTGACACTTGCTCCAGTGTAAATTCCACCGCCAGACCCATGAAGTACACACATGGAATAGCTCGGATTTTTCAAGCCATTTCCCTCGATGTCACCGAATCTCAGAATAATAAACGCTGCATTTTCTCTAAATTTATCTTCAATGTCTAACTTGCAACAAACATCGTAAAGAGGGTTATCATCAACTTCCTTATCATTACGATTTTCATGATTACCCGGAACAACGCAAAGAATCTTATCTTTGACATCTCTAAGCTGTTCTACCAACCATTTCTTCTGGTCACGAGGATGCATGGTTTCTTGATAAACATTAGTAACGCTGCTTTTCAAACCGTTGTTCATCATATCCCCGGCAACGGTGATATACGAATTCGGTTCGTTTAACAGCTTCTTCTTGAAATCAGACCACGCCTCAAGCATACATTCCTGCGCTCCAATATGAACATCGGAAATAGGGTATATAACAATATCTTTATTGTCTGGAAAATCATAAACAATCGGTTCGAAATCTCTCAATCAATACAACTCCTATCCACGAGAAAAGAGCATGATGCCCTTGACTCGAAAGTCACAAGCAATCATGCCCTAAATTTCCACTTATTACACATATATACTTTTTATATTATTAGCATAACACAACATATAGTAGTTGTCAACATATATTTTTAAAAAGTTATACAATATATAGTTAAAATGGTCTTTTAAATATTTCTACCTTTCCACCTTTAAGTGATTGAATATATTCAGCAAATTGTGCTAAACCATCTGGGACGTCATCATGCTTATTTTTCCCCATTACTGTGTAAGAGCATAAATTTTTCACCATTTTAGCATAAGATGAATTGCTGGCATATCTACTTTTATCTTTAAACAAAAAGTGTTCTTTAACAAAAGTAGAATTAACAATTATTTTTGTTTCTTTATTAGCCGTAGTACGTTTCTTAGTAATACGAGTTATACCACCTTTTTCTTTAATTTTTTCTTGTACCTTATCGGCGGTACGCCCTCCGGCACTATTACTTTCAAACTGGCATTGCTTTACATTATGTTTGAGTAATATTTCAGCGCATAACGCATCTGTAACCTCTGGCAGACCATTGTCGCAAACGCAATCTTCAATATAATAATCTTCGCCATATACATAAGCAACGGGAAGGAATGTATCATCTCCGCCACCCTCAGCAGTATCACATACTCCTATAATTGTATCAGGTTTATCAACGGGGAGGTCATAATATCTTCTTAAATCATCCTCATTATAAAGAATTCCTTCACGCTCAATTGGCTCATTTTGAAATAAGCATCTCCATGAAACATCATCTAAGCTTTCTTTCATATCCAAAAAATATTTTGTGTCGAAGCCTACACCATAATCATAATCAAAATTACTTTCGTTATTTTCATTAAGAGCAGGAAGAGCAAGAAACTTTGCCCGAGAATCATCGCTATATTGTCGTTCAAGCCTGCCAATAGGGTCATGAATTGACCAACGAGTAGCAATATGAATTTCTTTACACCCGAGCTTTTTTCTTGATTTAAGGTCATTGGTGTATTTACCCCAAAGATTATCTAATCGTTCTTTAGAAAGAGCTTCTTCAATACCAGATACAAGGTCATCTGCATAAAGAATATTTTCGCATCGGGTAGCACCTGTTAATGAGCCATCTATGGAACGGCATGTAAGAGTTTTAAATCGTTTTGCCTTTGCGAGGTCGATAGTTTCATCTTTAGAATTAGTTCCAACAAGCAATAATCCAGGAAATACATCATGCCATAAATATTCAGAATCTGTAATAATACTGAGAACACCATCGTAAAAACTTCTTGTTAACTTATCAGAATGAGCAGATGCTAAATTTGGCTTGTCTGGATATTTACCCATCTCCCACGAAAGAAAAAATATTCCGATAGTACTTTTTCCTGTTCCTGGTGGCTGCGAGATAGCAAGCAAGTCAAGTTTGTTATCCTCAATTTGCTGCAACGAATTGATAATTGGTCTAATTATTTTACGGCGAGGAAGATAAAACTTTTTTGAAGGGTCACGGTCAAATTCAACATATTGTAGATATGCATCAAAATCAATTGGCGCATCAAATAGCAAACTTCGTTTATGCAACAAATAGAACTTTTCACTTAGATTTACAGAATTCTTATTATTTTTTACTTGAGCTGCGGTTATAGCTCGAACCTCACGATTGAGAGCATGAGCTTCTTTTGGATTTTCATTCTCATATATACGAATCATCTCAAACAAATCATCAACAACTTGATAATCTTGAGAATTATTTAATACTTTTTCTCTTAATTTATTAATAATATTAATTGTGTTCATAAAAAAAGAGCACCATCCTTTCTTTAGAATTATGGCGCTCAAAGGCACTCTTCATTTAACTTTATTGCCGAAAGCTTACAACAGTAATCACTAATTGATTGTTATCCACATATTCTGGCGAAATATACATCTTTACTCGTTTATCCCCAACTCGTGGAAAAGTTCCAGCAACATCTTTCGTAGTAACAGCTTGATAAACACCATCTGAAGTCTTAATAGTCAAATGATATAGCTCTCCATCTTGTTTTATATTCTCGATATCTCCAGTAAGGTCTATTAATTGCCCGTTCATTTCACCATTCATTATTTTGTCATAATCAGCAACTACTACTTTAATTGTCGGAGTATGCATAGCATACACCATTCCAGTTACCCCCATAACTAAAAATGCTACTGTCAAAAAACCAATCACTTTTTTAGGCTTTTTATGTGCTGTCTTAACTATTAAAATAATCAAGCAAATAATAAATCCTGTCATTCCAATGAAGAACACACTCATTTCTATTCCTCCTAAAATTTTATTTTTTTTTGTTGCTACTTTTTGCTGCTAAGATAACCATTATCGGTAAAATTAGTATGAAAAGCCATATCATATTACCACCTCATGATTTATTCCCTTTGCTAAATTATACCATGTAGCTCTACTAATATTCAATTTTTTAATAGCTTCATCAACAGTAATTAATCCGTCTTTTTGTTTTTTTAGAAATTTTTCAAAGTTAGGAACCTCAACCGGAGGTCTACCCATTGGTTTCCCCGTTTTGGATGAAGTACGCTTATTGTTTATCATTGGCATTGCTGCAATTCCTTCGGCTTGACGCTGTTTTGTTTCAATACGCTCCTGTTCTGCATAACTGGCAAGAACCTCAATTAGAATATTATTTACCATATCGGCAATCCATTCCTGTCCTTCGAATTCGATGAGGGAGGTAGGAATATTTAATATCCGGAGAACAACCCCATGCTCTTTAAACCATTGGATTTCTGCTTTAGTGGCATCTTTATTTCTCCCAAGTCTATCAAGAGATTTAACCACTACTTCATCGCCCCGGACAAGAATTGATTTCATAGCTTGATATTCGGTACGCTCATAATTTTTCCCGCTCTGTTTATCTGAGAAAACTCTGTCTATATGTTTATATGCTTTAGCGGCTTCAAGCTGTCGAGCAAGATTTTGCTCCTTAGTTGAAACTCTTGCATAAAAATATCTCATTCGAAATCCACCGTCCATTCCTCTTTACTGGAAGTTTTACTTCGTACCACAACTTCAAAATCCATAGCTTTAAGAAATTTAACAAAAGTATCAACTCTCATACTTTGTCTACCCCGTAATCTCTCACTTACACCAGATGGTGTAGCAAAACCTAATTTCTCTTTGGCTAAAAACGTTTGACTATATCCTCTTGCCATCCTTGCTGCTTCAATAATTTCCTTGTCTTTCATGATTCAACCTCCTTTATTAAGAACAATATAACATGATTTGATGTTAATGTCAACATCTTTTCGTGTAAAAGTTTAGACTTTTTATATTTTTGGATGGTAGCGGAGATGACGAACCCCCTCCCCAGCGTTTAAATATACCCCCGGGGTAGGGGTATGTTAGCGGCAACCGGGCGGCGTATGCCGTCAATGTCTAAAAATGTGTACTTTAATAGACTGTAAAAACAATACACGAATTAGTGTAAATTATTCTATAAAATCTATTGACATTCACACGAATACGTGT